CCACCAGCTTGACTTTTGTGGTAGAATAACGTATTATCTAACCATGCCACCAACACCGCCATCAGTCCTCGCTCCCTGCGTTGTGAAAGTTGCAACCTTGCACAAACAACATGCCGCAGCGGGCGGAGGAAACTACAAGCTGACCACTACAACACATGTGCTCACCGACGCACATGCCCGACGCCTGTTCAACCAACTGAAGGAAATGGGATCAGGGATGCACCTAGAACTCTATTCCGTCACTACTCGCCGACAACTCGACTCCCACACTCACGCAAACCACCACCACCACCAATGAAGAATAAATACACAACCAAATTCACCAGTAAAAACGAGAAAGATCGTGTCTTCACCCTTTCTTTTCAGATCGAACCCTGCACTCACATACACGTTATAGCCAACGTGCAATGTTACGATCATCGTCGGGACGTGTATCTTAATTGCACCCGCAAATCGATCACGCGTATCAACTGGCATGGCACCTTCGAATCTGTCGTGGACTATCTTACGTTTGAAGTCGAAATTTGTCCCACCCCGACCGGAGCCACTGTCTCTGTCATTGAAAAAGTCATCACTTCCATCGCATTCATCGAAAACTTGCAACCCTGCAACTGACCACCAACCACCGCCACCAACCACCAACCACCAACCACCAACCATGATCGCATTTCGCATCCACAAGCGCCCTTTCAATCCTACTGATCCTGCCGCCAAAAACGTCAGGATTCTCGTTGCGCAGTTCACTCGCTCCGGTGAGGCCGAAGCACGACTTCTTCTTAAGCATTTGCAGAAGCTGTCCACCGCCTTTACTGCCAGCGAATTCTCCCACTTTCGTTACACGTTCACCGAGGAGCCAGAGCCAGTAAAGAGTCGTTTCTCCTTGCTCCCTATCGACCTTAGTTCGGCCAAACCTACGCCACGGCCCATCGGCTACAGCCTTAGCTGGGAGATTGCACACGGTGAATGCAAAATGCTGGCCTACTCGGACAAATACGGTGCTATCCGCGCCACCATTCCCCACTCCCCCGAAGCTCGCCAAGCCTTTGTGCGTCAAATCAAGCAAGTCTGGCCCAATGCCGAAATCAAAAAATGAGAATCTTTATTATCTCAGGTGCCGACGATGCCTACGCTTATCTCAAGGTGGGGGAACTGCATGAGATCATCATGCAGCGTCCCTTTCCCAACGGCCCGATCATTGCGCAGCTTGTCAGCGAAAAGCTACCGAATGTGGCGCAACACCGCATCTTCGCTCTCGTTCAGCGCATCAAACTCACCATTTCACAGCAAGAAATGACTTACAACCTTGCAAAACAAGCATCAATACCCTATGGCAACTAACAATCCCAATCCTCTCTTTCAGACCCTGCTGCACCCCGACTTAGCCCCCTATACTTTGCAGACCGCGTTCAACCGCATCTGGCAGTTCTTCGTCGTCGAAAAGCACCCCAGGCAACGGTAGGGAAATCATGCCGCTACCGCACCGAAGACTCTGCCTGTGCGGTAGGTTGTCTGCTGCCCGACGGCATTGTTCCCGGTCTTGGAATGAACGCACTCCTATTTACTCTGATTTCGGAGATTCCCGAGGTAGCACGCCTGTTGCCCCCGGAGATACGTGCCGATTTGCAGATCCTACAACGCCTCCACGACAGACTGCCTACCGTCAAGTTCGCGGCTCGCTTCACCCACGGCCTGATTAAATTCGCCCATAAGAAAGCACTCCTGATCCCATGAATCCCAATCCCATCTTTCAGGCACTGGACGATCTGTTCCCGCCTTCACCCCTGCCACCACCTTCCGCACGGCAGCAACTGTGTGCAGCTATTACAGCGCAATACAAACGTGCCCAAGCCTCCAAGACGTTCAAGACGTGGGGCACTCCCGAGCAGATTGCTGCTAATCACCGTGCTTTTGTGATGAAATCTCCCGAAGCACCCGCAGTGTTTTTCCCATGTCCGCCAACGCCTGAAAGTCAATCGTCTTCGGTTTATCTTGAATAGCCTTCTGCAATGCTAACGCTTTATCAATCGCAATCGCCCCGGACATCACTGCTTGCGGGCCTGACATTTCTTCGATATGGGCCAAAGCATGCACCTGACAGGCTAACCCTACCTCTAGGGTTAATCCTTGCAAGGCTGCAAAAGCTGCTTCAGGAGAACCAAACCGTCGCTTTAGTGCATGTGCAACGTAGTCCCGAGCCAACCCGTATTTTGCCTCGATCACACGAGGGGATCCTCCTGCTGCTACCTCCGCTATCGCTTCCCTTTCAAGAAGCAATGGAGTTGTGGCGTGCCCCGTATCATGAGTGTGATCTGTTGAGTGCAGCTTTTGCAAGATTGCAAGATGCGTTTCTTCACCTTCAGTTCCTAGCTTTTTCAGCGCAGACTGACCTCCCGTTATCTTCTTCATCCTCACAGTCGCATCCCGCATGCCCGCCGATCCTGATCCTACAACTGATACCGCCGGACGAGGATGTTTTTGGAACTTCGGACGCATCGGCAGAAGTCTCTTTGCCGTTTTCATTTGTGTGACGTGCATATACTATAATACCTTATACCTACCCCTATGTCTATAGCCAAACCAGATATTCAACAGCTTAAATCCATCCGAGATGATCTCTGCAATCGTTTTCGTGAGAATGACAAACTCATGTTGGATCAAAAGTATATTACTACCGCGATGGCACGTAACACACGTTTGCGCTTAACCCGCAAGCTGGACAAATTAACCAAGCAAATCAGCGCCCTTAACATCATTATCCCGCACCTTGAAAGCAACCTTAAATAACGACGTAGATGTATTCCAAATGGGAATACTTGCAGGCTTGCAAAACCCGCGCTCAATTCCCGCGCTACTGGCAGCCTACATCATCGAAGCCATCTACCCGGATAGCACCGAAATAGCATTCACTATCGCCAAAGACCTGCTGCCGGATACCTACAAAGGCAATCCTAGCCTCTTTGCAGCTAAAGTTCTGGAAAAGTTGGCCGGTGAGTGGCTGGATTCCTCAGGTTTCCAAACTCCACACAAACGAACACATGTAACTATCGTGCTTTTTCGCAAGGCCAAGCCTTCACATGCCCGCCGTGCCCATCCGGCACCGTCTCTCAAGCAGACGGTCAAACTCTGGCTTGACCTCAACCTGCATAAGGCTCGCAAACTGCGCATTCCTTTGATAGGTGTGCCCCCGTTCTATGCCAGCCATCCAGAACAACTCACTTATGCAATCAAAAAAGAAACTAAAACCCCAATCCGCATCCGCCGTATGAAAACGAGTTGGATGATCTCCCGATGCTAACTATATCTCGCGCCCTTAAAGCGCCCACGCAGCCCATTCTGGATTTTGCAAGCCTGCAACATCTGTTTGACCGTCATAAATATCTGTATGCCAGCGACAAAGAAGATGGTATTCGCTGTCTCATACATCCTACGCTCGGCCCCGTCACACAAACCATGAAACCTATTCGCAATAATTGGGTGCGTGCGCTGCTTGATCACGATTATGCGGCTGGATTGGATGGGGAGCTTGTAGCAGTTACCTCAGATGGTCGTGATCTTGGCTTTAACGACACGCAAAGTGCCATCATGTCAATCGAGGGGCGTCCCGAGTTCGAGTTCCGGGTGTTTGACTGCTTTACGGGACTTTACGACCCATATCGTAAGCGACTGGCACAGGCTTTCGATATAGTGGAGACACTAGGCCAACCATGCAGATTACTTGCACAAAAGCTCTGTCGTGGAGTTATCGACATTGCACGAGCAGAAGCAAGCGCGCTGCGTCGAGGCAAAGAGGGAATCATGCTGCGTCAGCCCGGAGGATGGTATAAAGAGGGACGTTCTACGCTGGACGAAGGCTATCTACTCAAAGTTAAGCGTTTTACGGACGACGAAGCCCTTGTTATCGACATTGAAGAGGAAATGGAGAATTGCAACCCTGCAACTCGTGATGCTGGTGGACTTCAGCGCCGCAGCAAACATCAGGCAGGTCTGAAAGGAAAGGGGATGGTGGGAAAACTTGTCTGCAAATGGCGCACCAGCACCATCAAAATCGGCAGTGGAATGACCGAAGCGCGGAAAATAACATGGTGGAATCATCCTGAGCAGATCATCGGCAAAACCATCACGTTCAAATACCAAGAGCACGGCATGAAAGACTTGCCACGCACTCCGATACTCAAAGGAATTCGCTACGATGCCTGACGCCGATGATGACGAAGGCTGGATGCCACTGGACTCTATCAACTGGCTAATCAAGATGTCTTTGCGAGGAAAAATAGGCAGCAATAACTATGCCCGCACAATCAAGACCATCAGGCAGCTACTTCATGACCGTGCAGAACTCCAGATCAAACTAGACAAACTTGAGAAAGAACTTGCACGCTTGCAAGTCAAACCCATTAAATCCGAGTTCGGCATCGAAGGCCAAGGTAGCTGGGGACAATAATAAACTTGACACAATTTCGTAATCTGCTATATTTATAGCTGAAAGATGAAACAGGGTAAGCCACATAAAGTTGCAGCCTTGCAAATCACCACAAACCAAAACCAAAACCGAAACCAAACCATTATGGCCATCACGAAAAAGAAACCAACCACCGGCAACATCGCTACTTCGCTCAAAAAGAAAATCTCGCAGCGTGAGGAAACCGGCGTCGGCCCGGCCGAAGACGAAGGCGCAGCCCCGGCGCCCAAAGCGAAGACGAAGGAAAAAGTCGAAGCGGTCGCCAACGAGATTCTCGTCGGCCTGTTCGAGAGCTACGATGAAAAGGTGTCCGAAGCCGGAACGATCTTCATCGAACTCGTCGAGAAGATTCAGGAAGATCAGCTCGACCGCGCCACGGTCGTCGCCTCGATGATGCAGGCTCGCGGCATCAGCTACGAGAATGCTCAGGCGCAATACTCGAAGATGAAGAAAATCTTCAACAACGAGGAAGTGCTGCAAGACCTGAAGGAAGGCAAGATCACGCTCAAGGTGGCCCGCGAGCGCACCAAGACCGAGCAGAAGAATCCGGCGGCTGCAAAGCCCGAAGCCAAAGAGCAGAAATACACTTCCACGATGAAAGCATTCGTGGCTGCGGCCAAGGAGTCCGGTTTCGCTCGCAAGGAAATCATGGTGAGCGTCGAAGCGGAACTCAAGTCCGCCGGCATCAAGTAACGCACTACAAACTTTCGGTGCGATGGGTGGGGCGGGTGTCACAGCATCCGCTCCACTTCTTTTTGCCGATTTGCAGCCTTGCAACATATGTCTTCTAAACCAAACCCAACAGTCAATCCAGACGACTACCTGCCTTTCGACGATTTCATCATGCTCGAACCTGAGCAGGTGCCAGAAAAGACGGACGGAGGTATCATCATTCCCGAACAAGCCCGAGCATTCCTCAGCGAAGGTAAAGTGCTGAAGGTGGGCGGAAGCGTTAACAGCCAGATCAAGCCGGGCATGTTTGTCACGTTTGATGCAGCGTCCGAGTATCGCCTCGACCTTGGCAACAAGATCGTGTTCGTAGTTCGGGAGTCTAATCTGATTCTCTACCGCAAAGACCATACAAAAACATTGTTTCCTGCGTAATCCCTTCCTTTCAGATTTGCCTGACATTCGCAAGATGTCGGGCAAATTTGGCGCTTGACATAGAACTAAATCTGTGGTAGAATATAAGTATGAAAGTTGAAACAGGGTCTGTGAAACCCTCCTCCCTTGTAGAAATTACAAGGTTGCAAACCTTAACCTTGGTAAATAATCGCATCCTCAAAATGGCAACTATAAAAGTGGCAGTAAAAAATAAACCGATCATGTCTCCTGAAACGGAGGTAGAAGTCAATTCAGCGTTAGCGCAATTCACGCACAAAACCGTGTGGGTGAATTGGGGAATGGATATGCTCCGCAAGCAAGGCAACATGGTCTTGCTATACGGCCCTCCCGGCACAGGCAAAACCAAGATCGCCGAATACATGAGCAAGCGTCTCGGCAAGGGCATGATGCCGCTGAACATGAAAGACGTGGGTGGAAAAGCGCCCGGTCAGACGGAGCGTATGGTGCATGAGAAATTTTACGAAGCCCGCACTTCAGGGATGAAAACCATCTTCCTAGACGAGTGCGAAGCGGTCGTCTGGGATCGTGGTCGTGCTGGTTCCGACTCGATGTGGATGGTGGGCGTGATCGACGAGTTGCTCATGCAATGCGCCGCGTATCCGGGCTTGATCGTTGCGGCTACCAATCGCGATGACATCATTGACCCTGCCTTAAAAGATCGCTGTTTTGCATGCTTGCAAATTGGTATGCCTGCTGTGCCCGAACGCATCCGTCTGTGGCAGCAGAAGATTCCGACTCGTTTTCCTATGCAACTTACTCTTGCACAGTGCGAGCGGCTTTCCGAATTCGAGTTGAGTGGGCGGCAGATCGAGAACGCCATTGTGCATGAAGCAAGCAATTCCCTTACCGAGAACCGCAAACCGGTCTTTCGCGAATTGGTGCGAGTTTGCGAGAAACTTGTCCGGGCTTGATATGAATTTCTGCGACTATACTGCACCCGCCGAGGCTGCTCGCAAAAGCACTATCAAACGGCGTCCGAAGAAAAAACCTCTCGGACTGCCCGTAGGATACCGCTGGCATAAATGCACCACTCCCGGCTGGGAAACACAGGCGGCAATTCCCGAGGCAAAAGAAATAATACTTGGTGGCTTTAAGTTTTCAGACTCACCTGCCGCATGGTGGGAGCTATCTCCCGCCATGTTGAGTGTAGTGTCCTGTGCCCGTCTGTTGCGACAGTTTTACCGAGAAGCACGCTGGTGGCGCATACCCGCAGGCTGGAATCGCAATCCTGAAAAAGAGGGAGTGCCGATTTATGGGCCGATTGACACGATCATCGTGCTGTATGGACGCAACTTCCACATTGCGATCGAGCGGTATGGTGAAGAAATCTTTGGCCCGCATCCGTGCCGCCTCTACTACCGTTCGCAGCAAGTGGAGGGTGAGTCTGCCTGGGTAGGCATCTGCCAGATTACCGCCATGTGGCACAGTGACGAACGTATGCTTGCCGCATTGAACTGCGAGATTCGTAATCGTGACATCTGGCAATCCGAGGCCACTGCAACAACTGCTGTATTGAAGTGAGATACCCTGCGCTAAACTATAAAGTTCACAAGCACCTGTTTGACAAACAGCAGCGTGCAGTGAGCCGGCTCACAGACTCTCGTGGAGGGTTGATCTGGTGGAAAGTGGGCGAAGGTAAAACGCGCATTGCTATCTTCATTTTTGCACGGTTGCAAAATGTTTATAACTGGTCACTTCCTTCGGTGTGTCTGGTAGTATGCCGGCGCAGTGCATTTCCTGACTGGCGTGCTGAAATCCTGCGGTGCCTGCCTCTATCTACCGTATACGAAAATGAAATTCCTGTTCACCCTTTGGGTAATCGCCCATGTTTCCTTCTGGTTAGTCATGGCGATATGGCTCGTTCACGTCGTGTCAAAAAACGATCAGTCCCGAATGTAAAGTTTGCAGCCTTGCAAAACAACGAGTTGATTCGGTTTGTAATTCTTGATGAACTCTGGCTGTATGCGAACAAAGATTCAGAGAGGTCTAAAGCCGTATATCTGCTGACACGTAGCCGCAAATCAGTGGGCTTGAGTGGAACGATCATGAAAGCCCGCGATACTAGCGAAGTATTTTGTCAGGCTATGGCAGTGCAGAAACACAGGTATCTAGCTTCTTCGCTCACAGCATTTCGCACTATGCATCAGAAGAATGCATGGAAAGAGGGCACCGCATTTCCTCGCACCTACCCAAAGAAAGGAGCATACCAAAAAATCATGCAGGACTTGACTGAGGTAGCTGACATCAACTTTCCCAAAGGCAATCGCATCATCAATGAGCAGTATCACACTGTCGACGCAACTCCTAAGCAGCAACAATACTTTCATGAACTCAAAGAATTCTATTCTATCGACGAGCTTAATATGGAGTATGACCACGCTATTGTCATTAGCCTTAAAGCTCAGCAAATCGCAAATGGTTGGATCAAGACTACGGATGGAACGTATCACGATATCCCGTCTAATAAACCCGAGAAACTTCGAGATGAGTTATCTGACATTGTTGCGAACGGAGATAGGGCAGTCGTATGGTGTGCGTTCCGTTACGATGTTGCGTATCTTGCTAAGCGTCTCGATTTTGCAAGCGTGCAAATGGTCGGTGGAAAAGAATTTGATCTGGATCGCTGGCGCAGCGGTGACGTTCGTATATGCATTGCTACTGAAGATTCAGGATCGTCCGTCAATCACTTCGCAGATACACCTTACGCCATCTACTACTCGGCCAATTACAAATGGCTTTCCATGCAGCAATCGCGTGGAAGAACAGATCGTGGCCGCGCTTCAGAGCATCCAACTTGTTTCTATAAGTATCTCCAAGTGGCTGGGTCAATGGACAGTCACGTTTATCGGACGGCACTGGAGGCTGGCCGTGATGAACGTAAGTTGATAATGAGTTCAGTTAAATCTTGGTTAGCCGAATAATACTATGCCTAAAAAAATCCATCCACCATCCTTTCCTTCAGGCCAAGGCTGGGGCGACGGCTCACTGGTTCGTAAATATAACCGCAATCGCACAATCAATCCAGAAAATACTTATACCGGTTTTCGCCCTCGTGTTGGTGCAGTAGAGGGCGCTTACTTCGTGATTCGCAACTGGTGTAATGACCCGCAAGTCAACAGATCTTTTTCTGCACTTTTCAACTCTCTCATGCTGCCTATCAAGGAAGCCTGCGAAAACACCACCGAGATAGACGAACATGGCCAAGTCTCTATCGAAATTCACGGCCGATTTAACATCATCTAAATATGCATCGCAAAGAAATACTCGAAAAAATAGCGCAAGTAATCTGCGTTGATCGTCAGAATCTCTACGGCCAACCGGAGAATTCGTTCACGACGACGGCTCAACTGTGGGCAACCTACTTGGACGCTCGATTGGTTAAAGCCCCTGAAGGAACCACGCACATTCAAGCCCTTCAGCCGCATGACATAGCGGCCATGATGATGCTGCTTAAAGTAGCGCGCATCGCAGCCAATCCGCAAAATACTGATTCGTGGGTGGACGCCGCAGGCTACGCAGCGTGCGGTGCAGAAGTTGCGCCACAAGTTGAAGCGCAAGCCGAAATGCAGTTCGCTGCCGGGTCGTCCAATTCCGCGCCGCCCAAAGAAAGTTGCAACCCTGCAAACAAGCACGATGACTCTGTGCTGACTCGCGATCAAATAGGGCTGGCCCATACGATCTCACGCATGCTCGATCGACAGGGTGTCCCTCGACCTGACTTTGAGCTTGCGGTCATTAAAAAAGCCCGACATACTGCCAGTCGCCTTACGATGGTCGAATTTGCCAACCTCATTCGGCTGATCTTCTCTCTCTGATGAAACTTACCATCGCTCAAGCGTTGGGCACTGTGCTCGACATTCAAATCAATGTGGTAAACCGTGAAGGACACTTTGTGATTCGCGGTCAAATCGACCAAGTTCTAGGACGTGTCGGTGTCATGACTCTTGACCAAGCGGTCTGGAAAGCTATCGAGCTAACAGCGTTCGACAAGGAATGCAATTTCGCTATCTTCCCCATAGGGTCTAATCGTGAAGACATCTACATGGCTATTGAACGTGAGATGCTACGGCAAGAAGCTGCGGCAGATTTCAAGGGCAAGAAAATGTGGGAGTTGCTGGGTGGTGACGTTCGCGATGTGGTGAATAATCTGATGACACAGTTGCGAGACTGTGCGGTTTCACTTGTAAATCCTGCTGAATTCCAGATGGCAATGCTGCGAGTTTGTGTTCTCGGAATTGCAAGCATGCAATGGATCAGCGACTGGTTTTCCCGCTTGCGAATTCGGCAGGCTATAATCACTTCGATGGCACCGGCAGAGCTAAAGACGATACCCCTATCACAGCTTGATCGGGAGCCTATGCCTCCCCTTTTCGGAGTTGCAGGCTTGCAAGTTCTGAAAGAAGGGGATGACACCACGGCAGAACACAAAGCTATGCCCGTTGTGCCTGCCACCGGACAAGACATCAGCCAAGAAGACATCGACCAAGAATACGTCGACCAAGAAGACGAGCACCCTGAGCCTTCGGAAGAAGCCTTGCAGGCAGAGCGGGAGGCTTTAGGTCACGACAAACCCGAATAAATATGGCACTTCTACCTATTGATATGCGAGGGCCGAAAATGATTTTGCCGGCGGGCAACCTCACGGTGTTGCGAGCAGTGACATTTCGTGAAGGTTTCACGCAGTCCGAGATTTGCACATGGGACGACTGCGCGGAGAAATGGTATCTCGGCTACAACCACAACCTTGAAATCAAGGGCGGGTTTGAGTGGCACTTTGTGTATGGTGACGCCGTGCATGAGACTCTCGAAAACTTCTACAAATTCGGCACGGAGGAGGTTGCAGCCTTGCAATTTCCCGAAGGAACTCTTCTTACTTCAGCGCAAGAGTATGAGCGTGACATGTGGCAAGGCATACTTGAAGTGCAGATGGAGCGATATTTCCACCGATATCAAGATGACCTTGAAGTTTTCTCGCCGTGGGCAGTGGAAAAAGAAGTTGAAGTAGAGTTTGAGGGAGTCAAACTTCGAGGCAAGATAGACCTAGGTTATGATGTAGACGGTGGTGAGACAAACATCTTGTCAGATCATAAGACCTATGGAGTGGAGGACTACGAGGGCTGGAACTTTAGGTTTCAGTTCATGTTCTATATTTGGCTGGCGCAGAAAGCCTTCAACCGCAAAGTTCGCAAGTTTATAGTGAACGGCATTAAGAAGCCACAGCTTCGCCAAGGCAAAAAAGAGTCACTGCCCACCTTCGTGACTCGCATTCGTCAAGCCCACATTCAGGAGCCTGAAAAGTATTTCGTTCGGCATACCTTACCCACGATAAAGCAGTCGATGGAACATTTCGAGGAGCGCGTTCTTCGCCCTAAGCTGGAGCGCATCAAGCTCTTGACACAAGAAGGAACATCTGATATAGTTATCGAATCGTTAGTAAGGAATCAGAATACCAATAACTGTGTCAAGTATGGTAGAGCGTGCGAGTTCCTTCCTATCTGCAAACACGGCTACAAAAGTCCCAGCCAATTCTACACTCAACGTCCCAACAAACACCGCGAACTCAATCAACCTTAATTGCAACCCTGCAAAACCTTATGGAACTCGAAGAACTTGAAGCATTGCTTCCTACCAAGCCTCGCAAGATTGTAGCCAGCCCGATCACTCTTGTGTATCTGGCCATCAGCCCGCCTAAGTGGGGCAAGACCACCTTTTTCAGTGCATTTCCGGAAGCACTGCTGATTGCCTTTGAGCGAGGCTACCAATTCCAGAACGTGCCAACGGTATTCATCGACTCGTGGCAGGACTCCAAGCTGGAGCCTTACACCGACGAGGCAGGCGTGGTGCATATGACGATGATGCAGCTGAAAAAATCACTGATCGCATCGGACAAATACCAGTTCCTTATCTTCGATACGGCGGACATGGCAGCCAAGAAGTGCACGGATTATTATCTGGAAAAGCACAAGTGGCAGCATGCCCAAGACGGAGGAGACTTTGGCCGCGGTTATGACATCGTGCAGAACAGTCCATTCCGGCAGGTGATCGGAGCACTCATGGCAACGGGGCGTGGCATTGCATTCACTACCCATCAGTCCGTGAACGAGATGAAAACTAAGGCGGGGCAAACTATCAAGAAGGAAACTTCGCTTCCCGGTGGCATCTATAAGTTCTTGCATTCTCAAGCGGATGTTATTCTGCATGGCTCCTACGGCAAGAAGCAAGCGGGCAACAAGTTTCGCGATCGCGTCTGGCAAACCGAAGGTGACGAGGAGGTTCTCGCCGGCACTCGCAGCAAAGACATCTATTTGCCGGCTAAATACATTGTTGACCCTGCCCGTCCGTATGACCAGTGGGCAGAGTTCTTCACTAACCCCGATTTGGCAGCAGCCGCTGACCTGATGGGAGGGCGCGCAGATGACGACATCGACGACCAGCCAATCAAAGCTCTCAAAAAGAAAAAACTTTCAGCGACTTCCCCTCGCTGAATTTGCAAGCCTGCAAAACGCAGTCTTGTAATTAACAAACCACAGGGAAACCAAATACCTCGACCATTATGGCCATTAAAAAACCAGTCACGAAACTGAAGTCCACTCCCGTTCCTGCCGCCTTGCCGCCCAAGTTGCTCAAGAAGCGTCCGGCTCCGCCGGCTGAAGAAGAAGAAGAGGAGCCTGCCGAAGAAGAGGAGCCTGTCGAAGAAGAGGAGACTCCTCGGGAGCGCCGCCTGCGTCTGAAGCAGGAGCAGGAAGCCGCCGAAGAAGAGGAGCCTGCCGAAGAAGAGGAAGCCGACGAAGAGGAAGCCGACGAAGAAGAGGAGACTCCTGCGCCTCGTCGCAAAGGCAGCGCTAAGAAGGCCAAGAAGAAGGCCAAGAAGAGCTTCGCTGATATCTTCGACGCCACTCAGCCGGGCAAAGGCCTCTTTCCCATCGGCACGTGGACGGCGAACCTTATCAGTATCGAACTCGACGGCTCGATCGCGGAGGAGGATGAAGAGCAGAGTCAACTCAAAGTCAAGGTGGTCTACGAAGGCTCCGCTGACGACGAAGAGATCGCCGGCAAAAAGATCAGTCAGTGGCATAACATCGTCGATGACGAGGGCGAAGCCGCTCAAGGCATTGGATTCCTCAAAGCCGATCTCGACATCCTCGGCTACGAAGATGTTGTGCTCGCCGACTTGGAGGAAATCCTCGAGCAGATCAGCGCCGAAGGCCCAGCGGTCGTCATCAAGGTCAAGGAGAACAAAGGCTACACCAACGTCTACCTCCAAGGTCTTGCGGACGGCGAGTAAGTTGCAACCCTGCAACTAATCATGGTGCACGCAACATTCATAATTCGGCTGATTTACGCCGCGACTTATGGTGGAATGCTCTGCGTGCACCATCTTTTTGTGTGCGTTGTGAAACGCCCAAGACCGGCTGGCAAAGGTAAGCCAGCATATGCCGCGGTTAACCCGCCATATCGCCCCCGGC